TTTATAGATCTATTATACTACAGTTTTACGTAAATGTAAAGGAAAAAGTGATTAACCTGTTAAATGCTTAGAATGTATTTTACAACCTATAAAGTTGTTGTAATAATCTTCACGTAATAGCACATCATTGGCAAATTGTAATTTAGCTTCATGATATGACATATCGCCTTTAGTTTTGCATAGTCTTAATATTACTCTTTTAAACTTGTCGGTTCCACGTTCTTCCACAAGTGTGCATACTTCATTGGACGATCCGTAATACTGTTTCCAGTCAGACTCTGCACGTGTTCGTACTCGTCTCTTACGTTTTTTAGTAATGGGGAGAGTCTTAGGTTTCCAGAAATTCTTTTTTCCAATATACTTTTTGTTAGTATCGAGTTCTGTGATCTCATAAACGAATCCTTGAAATTCTTCTGGTGTTGCTTCATAAAGCTTGTCATTATAATACCACATAATGTTATTTATTAAGATTTATCAACTTCCTCTGGCTCTGCTCTTCTTCCGCACATTGGACAATATGATGGTTTTTCTTCAACTGCAACGAATGATGTTTCATAACATTCTTCACATTCTATTTGGTAATCCTTCAATGATCTCTCTCTTTCTTTTGTCAGACGCTTTGAACCACTCAGCTATTTCATGAGTAGTTCTTCCGCATCCAATACATACTTTATTTTCTACTTTGCATACTTCTACGCAAGGAGAAATTATATTAGAAGTCAATTTCACATTCACCGCCTGCACACGCAGCCGCTGCGAGGGTATCAACATCAGTATACTTCTTTTCTGTTATATCTTCTTTCCAATCAATCTGCTTTAAGTTTGATTGAATTTTTTTCCACTTATGCAATAGGTAAGCATCTTTTAAACAACCTTCAGATACTTTTCGATCACCATCACAGTAATTATCTGCGAAGTTTTCAAATCTACGTATCCAATCTTTTCTAGCAGAGTTTTCTGAAGACTCTAATGATATGTCTATACCAAAACCTTGAGCAGTTGAACATGCATCCCATAGATTTGGATATACTTTAAGCGCATCAACAACTAAACCAGAAGCAAAGATTGAAGCATCACCATATTTCTTAACCATAGTCTTGGAATCAATAACACCAGTATTCGGTGCTTGGTTATAATCTTTATCGCCAGTCATGGCTAAGAATGAAATACCAGCAAAAGCATCACGATTTTCATACACGTATTTTTCTACATTATCCCAATCGTCTACAATAATAGTATTTGATACGTTATGTCTTATACCTTTATCAGCACAAAGTTCTTCATTAGTACCAGTTTCAACCCAATGCTTTTGAGCTTTTTTAACAAGTTCTAAGTGTTTAATGCCTAATAAATCATCTTTATACATAGAACCTTTTTTAGGTAATATTGGAAATGAAACAACAACATCAGTACCAGTTGAAGACCAAACTGATTCTTCTACCATATAAGGATTTTGCTTTATAATAGCTTGTGTTATTTCAGATTCTTTATTCATTTGTACATTACGAATATACATAGGTGAATGCTCAGCGTGAATACCAGAAGCAGTTTGTAATAGCACTGAAGCGTTACCACTTGGCTTTACACACGTTGTTCGAGCTGCAGGATTAATTTTAATAATAGCTGCTACTTCTTTATTAACTTCTTTAACAATCTCTGCACCTTTTTCAAGTATCTCTGCATCAAAAAGAATTTCTGGATTATTCATCCATCCAGTGATTGATACACCAAGTAAAGCTTCTCTTTCAAAAATCTTCTTTGATGTGTCTGATAAGAATTTAAAGTCTGTGTACCCAGCTTGTAGGGTACCGAGGATGGACGCTGCTCGGCATGCCTTATAAAAGTCCTCCTCGGTATTGCATTTCCCTCCGTTAATTTCAGTTAGGTTACAACCTTGCCAACCTGACTTACCATTGATCTGAGGATACATACCAATTTCCACACATGGATTTGTAGTATGCTCTGTAGATTCAACGAAGACGAATCCTGGTTCTCCAAATTGCTTGACAGATTCCATAATCTTGCCAAACTCTTCAGGGGTAGTCTTATCTCTTACAATAACTGCAGAGTTATTTGACCTACCTCTTTGTGGATTATCCACAAACCAATTACCAGTTTTTGCATTCATCATCTCTTCATCATCTGGTGAAAAAAGACAAATAGTTGCTGACCTTCTTACACCGCCTGACAATACTGCATCAGCTGCATGCATTGTAATGTCATATGCATTTATTGGTTTTATTGAAATTGGTTCTTTGGAATCTAATACAATACCTTGAAGTAAATGTTCTATTTTATCAAGTGATTTACGTAAGCCATTTGGCCCTGGTGCTTTAAATCCACCAGATATTTTAGAGCCTTTAGGTCTTATTTGCGATAAATCAAAGTACACTCTTCTTCCTTCGTATTCCGGGTATTTACCACCACCTACAAAGAAAGATGACATTAATATGTCTAATGCTGAAGCCCAGCCTTCTATTGAGTCTTCAACTATATAGCCTTTCGCTTGTTTAGTTCTATTTTGAATTTTTGATAATTTCTTAATATGATGTTTTTGTACAGAGAACCCTGCACCTGCACCACATAATAAGATATAAAATACTTCACCAAAAAATTCTGGTCTATTTACATACGACGATGTACAATTATACATCCTCATTTGATGTTTCATTAATTGATCACCACCAAACTGTAGAGCTCTTTGAGCACCAAGAACGCGCTGTTCTTTATACGCTGTACGTGCTTCTTCTACAAATGGTTGTAGTCTATTATTATTAGTAATATAATTTTGTTCGTGCATGTCTATTACACGATCAACTGCTTCATCCCAAGTCTCATATCTACCTTCATCTTCTTTATAGCGTGAGTAGCCTTCATAGAACTTAGTTTGAGACAGAAAATCCCTTGTGTCAACAAATTGTTGCATCTCTATTCCTCTTATCTTTTTTGATTATTGTATCTATTATATATTAAAAAACTAGTTTTGTAAAGGACTTTTTATTCATTTTTTGAAAAGAATTTTTCTATCATTTCAATTCTATCATATGCTGAAGCCATCTTATCTAATTCTGTCATTACTGCTTCTGTTACATCGCTGTGTTCACCTATACCAGCTGGCATAGTTCTATAAACTTCTATGTTAGCTTTATGAACTGCTATTTCACCTTCAGCTTGTTTTTTAGCTGCTTCTATTATTAAATCGCCTACTTTCATACTAATCTCCTATTTGAGCATTTACTTTTCTATGTTTGTTCCATGCAACAAATCCACCTATTCTTAACGCCCAATACGCAAGATAATTTAATAAGTAGAATCCATTGACTTCAATATTAATATCTCTAAATGTTTCGTCCATCCACTTTTGTGACTTAACACCTATAGTCTTTTTACTATGTTTATTTATTAATAGTGTTTGATACTTATATCCATAGTCGTGAATAAGCCCACCTATTAATAATACTCCAACTGGTGATAAAAACTGACCTAAGAATTTTGGTACACTTGCACCGTCAAATTTAAATCCTGCTGGTATTATATAACTTTGTTTATCAAGATAATAAGTAAAATCTTTTGTTATTTCCCAATGCCTTGATCCAAATGACCACAATAATATTGCGCCCCAAAATCCTTTACCTTTTGTGGCTATTTTAATTGGTTTCATTTCTGGATAATCATCGTATTTAAAATTTATTATATTATCTATTTTCCTATCAAACATATTAATAATGAATCCTATAATCACTAAAATAATAAATGTGACCATTGGCCAAAATTTTATTGCTAAGTCTAAAATAAAATCCATTATTTTTTCTCCTGTTTAGGTTCTACTGCTTTTTCATAATATAATATAATTTCTTGTTGTTGTTCTATATATCTCTTTATTTGTTCAAAGTTTAAAGCTAAGTTTTTAAATGATTCTGGACTTAATCCATATATGACAAATTCACCCATTCCAGCTTTAACTTTTTTTATAACTTCAGGTAAGTTCTTTTCTGTTATTACAATTATATCAGCATTAAGCATTTTAATAGATTTAGGTTTTTGCGCAATTGCAATAGTTGGCACTATAACTTTATCAACTGTTACTATTTCTTTTTCAGGTTTCCAACTACAACTACTTAGTAGCAGAATTGATAGAACCAAACAATTTATTAATTTGTTCATTAATTCTTTTTTCCTGTCCTATAGGATCTATTAAGCTATTTTTAATTATATCTGTTTTAGCTAATAAGTTTGCAATTTCTTTATTATTTTCTTCGGCTTGTCTTAATTTTACGTTTAAATCTTTACTAAGTTTAATCTGCTTTTGCATATTTTCTTGTAATGATTTTATTGTAGAATCTTTTGATTTAACTGCAACTGTAAGTTTTGCATTATTATCTCTTAATACTGCCATACGTTGCATAGTATCATTGTATACAAAATAAGCGCCATAACCTATTCCAGCTAAAATAGCAAATACAAATATAAAAATATATAACCTAGCCATTATCTTCTATATATTTTCTAAATCTTTTTAGTAATACTGGAAATTTATCTTTTCTTCTGCGCTTGTCATGCATAGTAGTTGTTTTGATACGAGGACCCATAGCAGTTGTAGCTGGGTTGGGTATTGATGCTGTGCTTGTAGATGGTACATCTTCACTTGCAGCTTGAGCTGATCTCATGTTTTCTGGAGAAGGTGCACCCTTCTCATTTTTCTTTCTCATCTTTTTTCCAGATGCTCGACGCATGCGGATGTTGTGCCATAGACCTAAATTCTTTTCTTCTATATTTTCTTTTTGCATAGCTTCTATCTTCTCCATTTCGTCTGTAGCTTCATGCATATCTGTGTTTGCGCTTTTGCCAGATTGTTTAACTACTCTTAAAGGATTGCCAATTAGTCGTTCATATTTTTTATGTGCAGCTTTTGCTTTTTCTTCAGAACTGTAATAAGCAAATACGTATCGAGACTTTGGAGCACTCGGTTGTACTAGCATATGTGTATATGGTTTTACTTTAGTACCTTTTTGTCTACCAGCTATTCTCATACTTCTATTTATACATTACATTCTTCCAATTATCATAAATCTTTTACCATATACAGTTTCAATATTTTCTTTATTATTTGCGGGGTATACGATATTTTCTTCACCAGACCATAATATTTCTAGCATTGGATGCATTTGACTTTGAAAATCGTCTATATTTTTTACACAATTGATATGACCAACTTTAACAGAACCAGAGAATGTTTTATCAGTATTAGTGGATTGAAAAACATAAGTTCCATATTTATAGTAACTCCAATACTTCATTGGTGGCATGTGTTCACATGATGTATTTATTGTCATATCAGTTTCATCAAGGTAGCGTGGTCTTTTTACCCATATATCTTGATCGATAAACTTAACTTTATCAAATATTTTACAATACAATTCGTTATCAAATTTTTTAAATAACATCTTACTTACTGGAGTAACATATTTGTCCATTTCATAACCATAAATCATATCAACGTTTCTTTTTAATAACTCAGGAAACAACACTGACCCGAACTTACATCCTAACACTGCTACTTTTGTTTTATTGCTAATTAAATTTAATTCATCTATCTTATTCATGAGCCACTGTTTAGATTGAAATTGATTAGGTGAAAACGAAGCTATAAATTCTTCTGTCTTACCGAGCTCTGCTTTATTAATATATCTAAAACAATCTAATAATCTTCTAAAATAATCTAAATTTTCAATATATGGTTGATGGTTAATCATAGCTTTTCCAATAATCATAAGCCCAGTTTTTTAAATCATGTAAGTCTTCTCCTTTACCGTGTGAGTTATTAAAAATACAAACTTTGTAATTTAATTTTCTTTTACTTTTTGAATTGCTATATGAATATAATAATCTTTTATCTTTATGAAATTCAATGTGGTTTAAGAAGTTATATTGTATTGTTCTATCTAAAGAATAATATTTAAAAGCATAATAATCATAATTTTCGTTAAATAATTTTTGGCTTATAATTTTTACGTTTTCAGGATACGTATACATAAACGACGAATTCAATCTACAAGATATTTTGCCGTAGTTTCTTTTGAAAGCTTTTTCGTCATACCACCAACTTTCATAAAGTGCTAGTTTATTAGGATGATAATTATTTAAATAATTTGTTAAATCTTTTAGTATTATTAGATCTAAATCTAATAATAAAACTCTCGTACCATAAAATCTTTTATCACATATCAACTTAATTTTTTCGGCAGTGAAGACTTTACCTAGATTACTGCCACCATACTTACCTACAGGTATTGCATAATCATTATAATCTAATATTTTTATTTCTGGATTTATTTTTTTTGAATTATCAGTTGCGCAATAAAATTTAAAATCTAATTTAATAAATTCTTTACATTGATTGTATAACCTGTTTACATACTCAGGTCCATACTTATCACCCCACTTGAGACATAATATAGATATCATTACTTGCTATTTCACCGTACTAACTCGCTTGCAGTTACATATACCGGTTTGTTAGTGTTTACATGTAATGCTTCATATATATCTACACCGAATACATCACCTATAGGATAACATTCATCTTGTATTCTTATTTGATCTTTTGGCCAGACGAGTTCTGCACAAGATTCGTTTATAAGCTTAGCATTATTAACTCTATAGATGCCCGGTGATAACTGTTTTTCATCTAATAAGAACCATTCATTCTTCTCATTTAAAAAATCTAATACTTCAATATTACATTTCTTACAAATATCTTCTATTCCTTTTTGTCCGACTTTTTCTTTAATGAGGAAAAGCGCTGACGCAAAAGATCCGAGTTTACTTCCACCTCCTGGAAGTTTTGCGACGAGCCTTTTAAGGTTAGCGGCAAGGCGAATAAAAGTAGTATAAGCAGACTTTTTTTCATCGTTGTCCAATTTTACAGTTTTCTGTCTTTTACCTTTTTCATCGATGATACCTAATTTATAAGCATCCCAATCTTTCCAATCCATAGTCATCATGCGTATGAATCGAAAAGTGTATGTTAAATCTGCTGCTCTTTTTAGTATTCCCATTAAATCTTCCTTAAAACATCAACCGCATTAGGATCCATAGTTATTCCAGTATACTGTTCATTTTTAATATATTTTAAAAATATTAAAAATGCTTTAATAACTGGCCAATGCTTTTTTTCCAGTTTTAATTCTAAAATATTCAAAGCAGCTTCAATACCAAACATATTAAACACTACAACCAAGTGGTTTAATATAAGTCTTTCAGGCAATTCATCTGTTTCCAAATAACGATTCAATAATCTTTTAATATACTTAAATCTTTTTAAGTCTTCATAAAAATCATCGATGTCAGAAAACTTTGGATTCTTATAATGCTTTGCCGCGTATAAGAATAAATTTTTTTCAGTTAACTCTTTAAATACAATCATATAATTATATATTCAAATCTAAAGTACTTCTTTAAGCTCCTGAATTAAATCTGCCTTATTTTTTCTTCTATCAAGTTCAACGCCATTTTCACGTCCTATTGCTTCAAGTTCCATCTTTGTCATAGATCCTAACTCACTTGGAAGTGTATTATCTACAATAAGTTCTGCTGTAGCTTCTTCCATTGTCGTAGGAGATTCCTTTAGCATAGCGACTGTAGGTTTAACACCGTAAAATTCATCTATCTGATCACTTGTTATTTTCCTTGAAACTAATAATTCATTTGTTCTAGGATGTCTCCAACCAGATGGAGTGGGTACTGCGTCTCTTTGAAAGTTAGGTGGTGATATTGACATAATCATTTATTCCTTGTTGGTTACTTGGTTAACTGTATCTAATAAACTACTAGATATTTTCTTACCGAACATTCCATATTCTTCGGCTGTAATTATTTTTGCAGATGGATCTTTTATTGGTGTTGCACTAGGTTTTATATTAAGATCACCTTTGTTCTGATCACCTTTTCTCATCTTCTTTCCGGGTGCACTTTTCCTGATAGCATCTGCAGTATCTTTTGCAGCTTTCATACCATCAGCTTCAACACTCTTTAGTGTTTTCATCATGTCCATTGCACCTTTAGAAGACTTTTGTTTTTCATCATACTCTTCTGGTTTAGTTGCACTCTTATAATGAGCTGCTCTATCACCTTCGTATATTGACATTAACTTTTCTCTAAAAGTCGTACCTTCTGCTTTATAAGAATGTTGTCCATTAACGTGATCGTCAGAATGAGTCTTACCTTTTTTATGATAATTCAAATCACCTAATCCTGTTTTGTCATCAGAGTGATGATGTTGTAAGGCTTTATGTATTTGATGATCGCTTCCATGAAATGACATTGTTGAACCATCTTTATGATGCTTAACTGTAGCGCCTGTATTTTTATTAACATACTTTGCAAATTTCTTATTATCTGGACCATCACCTTCGTCATAACCATTTTTAATAGTCATAGACGCTTTATTAGTTTTACTATATTCTTCATCCATAGTACCTTCTTTTTGACCTGCAATTGCTTTACGACGCTTGTGAAGATACTCATCTGAACCGTCAGTATCACCGTCGTTATCAAGATCTTTATCTTTACGATCTTTGAATTTTTTCTTCGCGGCTTTTGGATCTACTTTATCCATACCGTCTCCATCATCGGATTTATCGTTAGATGCATCCTCTGTTTTAGCTTTCTCATGCATGCTCAGATAAGCCTGAGCCACACCCATAAGTTTTTTGTCTAATGACATTTGATTTCTCCTTTACATCCACATGTGGGCCACATAGGCTCCTACTGCTGCTACCATTGCAGCGTATACTACTTTATTTATAAGACTTACAGTTCGAGCGTTATCGTCAACAGCTTTCTGTATATCATCTAATTTAACAGATAATTTATTTAATCTTTCTCTTGTATTTTCGTGCTCATCTTGCAACGCCAATATTTTCTCTTCTGCTCTTGCTAAAGAAATCATAGCGTCTGCTAGCTTATCTATTTTCTGCTCTATACGATCAAGTCTAGTTGCGTTAGTTTGTGAGGATTCAAGGAGTTCAGATTTAGCCATCTTGTACTCCTGAACAATTTGTCTTATGAGCTCTTTGTCCATATATGTATTTATTCACTGTCAAATTATTAACATGTATAATAATTTGACACTTTAAAATGTCATTTTTTTGACAGTTCATTTATTCACCTTTCCAAATAGTCCATGCTCCATAAGCAATTGCAAGACCTGCTGCAATCTTAGCTAGTGGAGCTAAAAATAAAATCATAAGTCCTAGACCAATACACACCGCTCCGTCCACACTTGTTCTTTCTTTAATTCTTTCGTTTATCCAACCTTTGACCATTACCATTTCTCCTTGTCTGCCCAATACGCAGCTGACATCTTTCCTTTAGCGATGTTCTTGCCATGACGAGCTTTAAATGATTTACGTCTTGCTTTTTGTTTATCAGACTCACCTTTCTTTGGTGCACCTGCAGTAGTTACACCTTGTTGACCAAATCTTATAGTCTTTACTTTGTCTCCGTCCTTTGCTACAACAATGTGACTACTACTAGAATGACTTGGTGTTCGTTTGGCTTTATTAAATCCAGCAACTCCAGCTCTTTTAATTCTAGGATCTTTTTCTTCGATGAACTTTATAAAACTTAAAGTCATTTCTTTTTCTTTTTTTTATTATCAGGATGTCCTTTACCACCGTCTTTACGTGTAGCCCATACTGCTCTCTGCTGAGCCATAGATACATAACCTTCTTCTTTTTCGCCAGGTGTTACTTTCTTCATAAGCTTAACTGATTCTGGTGTGCCGTAATCATATGTGTATTCTTTAACATCTCTACCTTGTGATTTGTCCCTATAGGCTTTCTTAACTTTAGATACTTCTATTCTATCAACATCCTTTATCAATGAAGGTTGTTTAACGATTTTACGTAATTGTTTTTTAAGTTCACCACGAGTTTTAGCTTTCATATACAATGTAGGTAAACCATCAATTTCAACTTTAAAGTTTGTATCTTCTGTTTTAAGTTTATTTGCTACATGTTTTATAATGTGTGATTTGTTTTTTTCTTGATCACCTACCGCTCTTAAAATGTCAGATTTCTTTTGCATAGCTTTTGCGTCTTTACCCATGGTTCTAAACATTAAAGGTTTCTTCTTAGTGCTAGGACCTACTAATGCTCTTTGAACTCCAGCTTTAAACTTTTTTCTCATAGACAATTCTTTAACACTACGATTTTTTTGGCCAAACAACTTTATGCTGTTCCCCATTAATTTAGCTTCATCTAAATCTTTATGAAATCGAAAAAAGTCTTTCATTAGTATCTCCTAGAGCTTTTCTATTTTAAATGATGGCCCATCGGCATAAATACGAACACCTTTTTTATCTACATTCGGTAATACATATTCTGATACCCATTTGTCTGGATTAGGCCATTGACCCATAACGATCATTTCACCTTTTTTATATTTACCAGCTTTACGATCTTCTTGAAGCAGGTTTTCTTTAACTTCTTCTATTGCTCTTCTTAAGCTCATCGTTTCATACTCCCTATTTTTTTCTGAGTACCAAAATCCTTTGTATCAGATTTTGATATCATGCCTTTGATACCTGCACCTGGATCGGCTTTGCCTGTCCAACCATCTGCATACCCAACAGGAAGTTTTTTGATTTTACCGCCTTTAGCTTTAAATGCGTCTATTGCTCTTTGATGTGCTTTCTTTTCTGCATCAGACATTGCTTCTGTTTTTACACTTTCGTTATTTCGTAAACCACTGGCATTTTTACCTTTTTGCATAAGTCTTTTTGTAGCTCGATCAATACCGGTTATTCTTTGAGCAGCTTTTCTTTCAGGACCTTTTTTATATTCTTGATCTTTATGTTTACCACCTAATTTACTAATCGCGTCTTGTGTAGCATCTGCTCTACCTTTATCAAACACATCTCTTGACGCCTTCTTTATATATCCGCCAAGTGTGCTCTTTGATATTTCATTTACCTTAGATTCATTTTGTCTTCGAAGAACTGCAGCAACTTGAGGATGATTATGCAGACCAGGAGATATTTTGTTCATAGCCTTAACTGCACCA